TTTTATCATCATTTATTTTATCATCGTTTATTTTATCATCATTTATTTTATCATCATTTATTTTATCATCATTTATTTTATCATCATTTATTTTATCATCATTTATTTTATCATCGTTTATTTTATCATCGTTTATTTTATCATCGTTTATTTTATCATCATTTATTTTATCATCGTTTATTTTATCATCATTTATTTTATCATCATTTATTTTATCATCATTTATTTTATCATCATTTATTTTATCATCATTATTATTTTTTTTTAATTTCAATTTAAATTTCATTATACATTACATATATAAAAATTGAATTTATATATATATATTCCTAGAAATCTTTGGTCTTAAAACAAACATGTTAACAAAAACAATTACAATTAATGCGCACAATCCATTGCATTATCGAACTGTTGTTGGATTCAATTTTGATAAAGTAACAAACCAACAATATTGGGATAAGAGAATTCTTCATTATTATGAAGAAATTATGAAAACTCCTATTCATGAATCTTTATTTGGTTTAAGAGTAAATGTAAATGAATTAAATCATTTCATGCTTAAACTAACTGTTAAGGATATAAATTTAGACGAAATTAAAAAGTTTTATTATAATTCATTAAATATTGTGAATGTAATATCATTCTATTATGAACATAATGAAAAGGTATATCATTCAGAAGGATTTGAATATATGAATATTTATATTAATGGAGTTGAAACTCCAATAAGTCCAAATTCTTTTGTGCAAGCAAATCATGAGATGGGAAATATTTTATATGAAAATATGAATGAAATTGTGATACCAAATGATAGAGTAATTATATATGGTAGAAATAGTTTTCATATTGCATCACAAATTCATACAAAATTTAAAAATATTCTTTGTATCAATCCATGCCAGATTGCATATAATGCAGGAATACAAATGATGATTCATAATAATTATCAATGGGATACAATTTGTTCAAAGGATGCATTGGTAAATCATATTAATGGGTGTGATAATAATACTACTATTATTATGAGTCCAGGTAGAAATGGTTATGGATATTTTGATAAAATAAATTTTGATAAATTTAAAGATAAACAAGTTTTATATATTACTTGTAATGAAGAAACTATGAATCGTGATATTAAAAATAATTTTAATATTAAGACTAATATAAAGATTGAATTATTTCCAGGTACTCAATATAATGAACATATCATTGAACTTACATCATAGTTTTTATAATTTTTTTTTATTACAAAACGACCAACAAAATGTTTTAACTTCTGTTACAGATGGTATGGGTAATTCAAGAGTATTATCTAATAATAATAGAGATACATCTAAAATTTGAAATATTTTTTGTTTATCATCCACTTTAACTAAATCTAATTCAATTACTGAATGTACGATAAATTTAATTAATTCTAGTAAATTTTCTACTTTTAATGCATTTTTTCCAAATAATTCTTTAAGATTTGTTTTGTATAATTGAGTAATAACTAAAACAATTTTGGGAACATCATTTAAATCTAATTTACCATCTGCTGAAATTTCTTCAAATAATAAAGAAATAGCTTTGATTGAATCTGGTGAATTTTCAACTAATAATTTAATTAATACGACTACTTTATCATCAATATTATAGGTTAATTTTGATTTTAATTCATTTAGTTTTTCAGTACCATTAAATAATTGACTAAAAAAAGATACTAAATCATATACTTTCTTTTCAGCTGTACTATCAACCACTTTAACTGTAGTAATTACAACATCTTTAGCATTTGTAACAGTGTTTCTTAAATCCATTTTATTTATATATTTATATATAAATTTATTTCTATATTATATTATGTTACTAATTGTATTATATTTATTATTCTTATTTATATTCTTTTTATTTGTTGCTCCTAACAAAAATGAGGTAAGAGAAAGATTTATAGATAAATCTAAAAAAAATAAAAATTTAAATAAATCTGAAAGTGAAAAGGAATTAAATTATGGTAAAGGTTTTATAATTCCTCAACCTGCATATATACCAAATACTAATACATATGATATGTTAAGTTATAATGTTCATAAGAGAATAAAAGAATCTGATGCTAAAAATGTGCATCATTTATTTAATAGTATAACAAATGATAATTATTATTTATTCAATAATTTAGACAATATTGAAGCAGTTGAACATATTAAAAATAATAAGTTACCATATATAAATTTACATTATAATCCTAAAATTGATAAGTCTCATATTTTTTCAACTAAATTACCAAATTTAGGATATTATAAAAGAAAAGATGTAATAATGAAACCATTAGAAGAAACAAAAAAGATGTTAAAAAAAAGAACAAAAAAAGAAGCCAAAAAAAATGCTAAAAAAGAAGCTAAAAAAATATTAAAAAAATTAATTAAAATAGAAATAGAAAAAAAAGATAAGAAAAAATTGATTATTTAATATATAAAAACAAAATTATACATTATATAAAAGATGGAAAATAATAGATATAAAGAGAATCATAATTTTGTAAAAAACAAAAATTTTGATAGTAACAATATCAATACATCAAATGCACTAAATATTGGTTATTTTAAATCAAAATTAATTACAGATATTAAATTAAAGCATTATATTAATAATATGATATATACTAATATCAATGTATATAATTATAGATATAAAGTTATTGATTCTATTGATATTTTAGATAATATCAATAAAAATAAAGAAAATTTTTATTTGGCACCACATTTTCAAGGATATAATTTCTATTTAATTTTTACAAAATTTAATGATTTAAATTTTTGTGTATTAGTAGATAAGAAGAATATTAAATATAAAAAGGAACAAGTTAATTTGAGAGAAGTAAATATGTATCAATTAAATGTAAAATGTAATCAATCAATATATAAAAATACTATAATTGATGGAAGAATTATACGAAAGAATGAAGATAATATATTTTTAATACAAGATTGTTTTTTATTAGAAGATAATAAATTATTAACAGAAAGAATGAATACTAAATTAGAGAACCTTGATAAATATTTATTAGAAAAGTTATATGATAATAATCTAAAAATTAGTGTATTAAAAATATATTCAGTTGATAAAATAAATGAAATTGCAGAAAAGATGAAAGTTACAGACTATGTTATTAATGGATTTATATTCTTACCATCACGTAGTGGAATGAGTTATATTTATGTAAATAATCTTGAAGTTGAATCATTAAAGAATGAATTACCAGTTTCAACAAAAATATATCAAGATGATATATTTTTAATAAAAAAAACTTTGATGAGAGAAGTATTTGATGTAATAGATATGAAAACTGAAAAAAGATTAGGTATATGTTATATACAAGATATCAAACAAAGTCATTATATGAGACAATTATTTAAAGATAAAATTTTTCATAAAATGAAATGTAAATATAATGAAAGTTTTAAAAAATATGAACCTATTGAATTAGTTGATTAATTTATTATACAAATTTCCATTTTATTCCTTCTTGATTTTTTTGTATTATTCCTAAATTCCCATTAGTGTGTCTAATACTATATGTATTTCCATTATCATGTGTAATTGTACTTCCTTGATTAAAAGGAAAACTAATAATATTTACTTGACGACCAATATTTCCGACTAAAAATGGATTATCTTGATGTTCATCTTCATATGCTATTGGTGGAGGTGGTGCGGCAGCAATAGCTGCCTTTACAGCATCTCTAACTTGTTGTAAACGTGGTGATAATTGAGGAGCATTTTGTTGTGGTGGTGCAGCTGCTTGTGGTGGTGCAGCTGCTTGTGGTGGTGGAGGTAATACAACAACTTTCCATGTTACATTTTCATCTGCAAGTAAAACAGAACCATTTAATTGGTTATTTAGTAAATGTTCATAATAAACTCTACCATTTTCAATACGTATTACATTTCCTAATCTTGCGTTACGCATATTATCAATATTATCATTAACTTTAACACCTCCATATTGTAAATTATTTTTTAATTGTAGATATTTATTTTTATACTTTAAATACTTATTTTTATAGTCCATATATATTAAATTAATATTTTATTAATTTAATATTCATTTATTTAAAAAATAATATCATACAACTTACATTATCAGTGCTTCCTCTTTTAATTGCATCTGAAGCTAATTTCATTGCAATATTATTTTTTAAACTATTGGTGATTATATTATATTTATAATTATTTTTCATTTCATGTAATACAAAATCAACCGCGCTTTGATTATCAAATACATCCCACAATCCATCACATGCTAATATTATAAATTTATCATTATCATTTATATCATAATCAAAAATTTCAGGTTGATGAGAAACATATGGTTTAGTATCAATATCACCAATTGATCTTGATACTGATAATCCACCAATACGTGGATCATCATTTGGTAATTGAGTTACTTTACCACCTAATTTAGTTATTCTATCAAATTCTTCTATCGAAGTTGGTTTATGATCTTTAGTTAATGGAATACCAATATTATAATTATTACATAATACAGCCCTACAATCACCTACATTAATTATTTGCATTTTTTTTCTATCAGAATTCTTATCAGAATTTTTATATATTTGTGCAATTATAGCAGTTGATCCCATAAGTTTTGATTCTATTATTTCATTTCTTATTTTTTCTTGAATAAAATCAAATAATTTTACTATATATTTATGATATTTTGTTGAAGATGGTTTTGCACTATCAGGAACTATACTTTTGTTATAAAAATATGGAGGTAACTTATCACTTAAATATTTTGATACTAATGGTCCACCATGTCCATCAAATATTCCAATTAAATTTATATTTTTTTTTGATTTATCGTTATTATCTAAATTTAAATAAAAACATTCAGCATCTTCATTTGTAGGTCGAAGACCTAATAAACTTATTTTGTGTAAATACATATATTAAATTATATAATAAATCTATAAATTATATCTTATAATATATTGTTAGTAAAGAAATCAAAAATGATTTTATATTAAATGATAAAATTAAGGAATTCGGTGATATAAAAAAAGAATATTTAATTTTTAGATTATAGCTTGTATAAAAGTTAATAAATCTACATAAATTTCTTCTCGAAATCTTCTTTAGTAACTATTTCAATATCTAGATCTTTAGCTTTAACAACTTTACTATTTGATCCTTCATCTGCTTCTTTTTTAGTTGTAATTAAATAAGATGTATTTTTTGAAACACTACCACTTAATTCACCTCCATTTTCAGTAATAAATTCTTCCCATTCTTTATTTCTAAAACCAGAAAAGACAAATTTCTTTCCCTTAAATTTTTCTGAAACTTTCTTAATTTCAGAATTCTCAATTATATTTTTTTGATATTTTTTAGGTATTTTTTCAAATACACTAATAAATTCATGTATATATTCGCTAAATTGATTAGAAGTAATTTCATCAAATCCATCAATTTTGATTACTTCTTTTGCAATATCTTTTTTAGTATGTTCTTTCATAAATTTTAAGAAATTATTTCCATATTTAATAAAAATTTTATCTAATCTTTTATGACCAAAATTATGACCAAAAATATTAGTTGCATTCATAAATTGCACAAGAGTTGCATTTTCCATAGCAGTTTGAATATGTTCATGTATTTTATTAACTAATTTTTCTTTAAAACCGGGTAATTCTTCTAATTCATCTTTAGTAACGTTAATAATCTTAAATATATCATCAATATCATTTTCTACAAAATTCTTAATTAAACCTTCACTTAAATTTGCAATATCCATTTTTTCTGCAAAGAAAGTTAATTCTTTAATAATTTGATCATCAGTCTTATCACCGACTGCAATTAAATCTACTTCTGTTTCATTCCATTCATGTTCTACATCTGGCATCTTAACTTTTGCAGTCTTAAGAACTTCTAGAACATGAGGAATTACATCACCGGAACGAATAATTTTAACAATAGATCCTGGACCAATTTTATTATCAATAATATATTTTGCATTGAATGCTGTTGCATTTGAAATTGTTACACCTGATAATTTAGTTGGTTCTAAAATTAATTTAGGTTTTAGATATCCATCTTTTGATACATTCCATTCAACATCTATAACTTTGACATCTGCAGTTAATTTTTCAGATGCATCTTTAAATGCAAATGCAAAATTTGGATTACCTTCATCATTTACTTCATTAAGAGAATCATCCATTATAATTATACCATCAACTTCATATGTAGAATTTTCACGACGATCAATTAATATTTCATCTAACATTTCAAAATCAAGATCTTTTCTATCAAGAACTTCATTATAAACTGTATTAACTTTATTTTTTTCTAAATATTTTAATTGTTCTGAAAATCTTTTACGAGGTTGCATCATTTCATATGCTACAAAATCAATATCTTTCATGATACTCGTATTAATTGATTTTGAATTTACTAAACCTGCAACCATATTACGAGCATTACTAAAATCTTTATCATATTTCTTCCATTTTTGTTTACTAATTATAATTTCACCTCTTAAAACAAAATCATCTTTTAATTTTGATAAATGTTTTAAATCTGGCATAGTTTTAATTAAATATGTAATATCTTGACCAACTATACCATTACCACGTGTGTAAAGTTTAATTGATCCTTTTTCTTTAACAAATAAACCAGAAATACCATCTAATTTATCCATAACTAGATAATCAAATTTATTAAATTTTGATTTCCATTTATTTAATTTATCTTGTTCAGATGTTTTTAATTTATCCATACTTCCCATGTAAAATGGTAGTTGAACTTTATTTTTTGTTGCTTCAAAACCTACTCTTTTTAAAAAAGGATTTTGTGGATCTCTTTTTTTTATTTCATCATATAATTCATCATATAATTTATCTGACATTATACCTTCTCCAATATGATATTGATCATGTGCATAGGATGCAAATTCAATTAATATAGATATCGGTTGTGTATCAATAAATTTATTATGGTCTTTTAAAAAATCTTTCAAATATTGGCTCATCTTATTATAAACATATTTATATATATTTATAATGATTCAAATCTTCAATTTTATGTAATTTCCATCTCATAATATTTTAAAAAATCATAAAAAGTAATTTCTGGTAAGAATGCTAATTTTCTACATGTTTTTACTTTTTTAATTGCTTTATCTAGTGACATTTTTAAATATTTCATTAAATAGCACGTAATAACCATTGCACTTCTTTGTTGACCCATATGACAGTGAACAAGAATTCCTTCATTAGATCCTAAATATAAATTCATAAATTCTAAAATTTTATCAATATTTGATGCAATTATAACATTATTTTCAGGTGAATTAAAATCAGTTATATTTAGCCTAATCATTTGTATATTTTCATCAATTGGATAATTATATGTTTTTGTACA